TTATTTTTTCCACTGTTCATATACTGCAATTGTACTTATAGCACTTATTTTAACATATAATATTTCGTTACTTTTATCTAGTTGGTTTATATTGTTATAGTAGTGTTCGTATACATATTTTTTCCCTGCAAACTCTAACTCATCTGCACTATCATGTCTTTTAATTCCTACGAAGTTATAATCCGTTAAAGCATTTAACGCACCAAAATAATTTAATTGTTCTCTTTGTAAAGAATAAGCTGTATACTCTAATTCGATATTTGGAATCTCATTATAAAAGAAAATTTCATCATATCCGTCTAAAGCTAAATGAGTCCCATCTGTAAAGCCAATATTACATGCATGATCCATAATCAATTCTCCCCTTTGCTTTTGATGGTTTAATTATACACTATAAATCTAATTTCACATTATACATAAAAACTATCGAAAGTTACCTTATTTATAGTTTTTGGTATAATTTAGAGATACCTAAAAGGTACAATATCTTACGTCTTAATTATCAAGTACATCTAAATTGATTTAATATCTTGAAAAAAATGTATTGTAACTTTAGCACAACGAATTGGTGAATGTTGCAGGGTCAGCTGCAATTTTTAGACAGACATCAAATTTTTTCGATTTCTTTTTTTTACGTCTTTGTTTCGTAGAGCCACCGTTTAGTACGGTGGTTTTTTATTATCCACTTTCAATGCAACACAATGCTTCTCTTAGCGCCTTATTTATACGCCTTACCATAAATTGTTAGTGTTCTATTCAAACCATCATCATTTTGTACAGATTCGATATTAAAATCTAAATCCTTCCATTTGATACGTTGTTTTGCAGTTATACCCTCTCTATATCTAATAATGAATCTCACAGGGATTTCCGATGCTGTAAGTCCAGAGCTTAAATACTCATTACCACGTATCGTTTTTATGTCTGCCCATGGTTCTGCAATTACTTCTTCTTTATAATCATTAGGCATTGGTCCACTACTTACCCTTTTAATTATTTTTATTTTATTATTAAAGTGATATGCCATTGTTACACCTCCTATATCTAACGTCGTGATTTGCGACGTAACGAATCGTTCCCCCAGCGCTTACATCGCTCTCAAAAACTGTTCATAGTTATCAAACAAACCTACATATGCATCTAATAATGAAGCTGTACCGTCAATACGGCGTTTTGGCGATTGATTCTTAACAGGAACAATATTTCCGTTACGATCTGTTTCTACACCTGTATTTGTTAAGCACCACTTCAAAATCGGATTGTTATTATAATTGATTTTATGCTTCTCTAAATCTGCACCCATATTCTGCATTGGTAAGCTTAAAGTTCTAGCCCCTTGTGGTGTGCGTACCATTTTAAAGCCGTTAGCTTCCATCTCATCAACCCAATACCGAGCTGAATAATTATCGTAGTATATCCATAGAGGCGTGATATCATAGTCATTTAACATCTCTAAAAACCAATCTGTGATGTCACTGTAATCAATTGTATTACCACTGCATAGCCTTAATAAGCCTTGTTCATACCATTTGTCATAAGGTATCTTATCTTCGTCTACACGCTTTCTGAGGTTATCCTCAGGCAACCAATACATCTGATGTACAAAGCGCATTTCTGTTTCAGGTTCTACAAATAACAACGTGGCACAACTTAGGTCTGTGGTGATGGAAAGGTCAGCACCACCTATCGCATAACTACCCGAGAAGTCGTGTATATCAAAAGTATCTTCATTATTAATCGCCTCAAATGTGAGCCATGCACTATGTGTGACTTCACGTATATTAAAATCTTTCGTTAGAATTCCAGTTAAGTCATTCACATTATTTTTAGCACGTGAGACTTTACGTTCTAAGTCCTCGACCTTTTTTGATACACCTAAAGCAGGATTTGCCTTTTGCCAGCATTCAGGTTTCTTATATTCTGCTTTATGATCTAACTCATACATAATCGGTAAAAAGTTATCATCTATAAATTTACCGTCAACAACATTGCAGGCATACTCATATAAATCATCAAATATTGTACCTCTATGAGTGCCAGCTGTTGTAATCATTATCAGTAACGGTTGTGTACGTGCTGATTGAGATTGTTTCATAACCTCATACAAATTACGGTCTTGAATAGAATGTAATTCATCAATCACAACAAGATGCGCATTTAATCCATCTAATGAATTAGAGTTCTTACCGAGTGACTGCATTTTACTAAAGTTATGCACAAAATATAAATCACTCTTACGCTTACGGATATTTCTATTTAAATCAGGACTCTGTACAATCATCTCATGTGCTTGGTCAAATAAGATATTAGCTTGGTCACGTTTCGATGCAACTGAGTACACTTCTGAGCCACTTTCCCCGTCTGCAATCATCATATATAATGCAATCGCACTTAACATGGTTGTTTTACCATTCTTACGTCCAACAAAGAAAAAGGATTCTGTATAACGTCGGTAACCTGTCTCTTTATCTACAAAGCCAAATAGCGCCGAAATATAGGCTTTTTGGAACAAATCTAACTTTAGAGGTTTACCCGCCAGCTCCCCTTTAGAATGACGGCAGAAACGCTCTATGAAAGCGATAGGGCGTTCTGCTTTAGATTCATCGTAAATATATTTATCATGATGTTTCATGTCATCTATGAGCTTTTTATACTGCTTACGTACACGATTTGAGGCTACAATATCGCCATTTTCAATTGCACGATAGTAATCCTCAATAGGACTAGCCATTGTTCACAAACTCCATAAAGCTATCTGATTCATCTACTTTTTCAGGGAACAAAGCTAATAATTGTTTGTACGTAGCGTTATATTTTGGCATAGTGGCGTTATAGGCTTTCATTGCTGGATTCTCCTTGAGGTAAGACTGTTCACCTTGAGTAAATACATACGTTGCACCATGTTCACGTACAGTGTGTTTAAGTTCGTCCATCGTTTCTTTCATGAACATCAATTCTTCAAGTAAATCGTATGCTATATGTTTGTTTTCAATATCATTTTTATCGATATATGTTTTAAGTTTTTCTAAATTTATATATTTCATATTCAAATTCTCCTAACTTTATTTTTAGGTACCCCTAAATTTTAAAAATATCAGGTGGAGGAAAAGAAAGCCCCAGCACCGATTCCCAATGGTTCCTTTCACATCAAGGTTATAGGGGGGTCCCATTTTTATTTTATTTAATTTTTATAATGTTTCCTTTTTCATCGAATTGTAATCCTTCACCAATGGCTATGCTTCCAAAATGTTCCTGATTATGACACGTTTGACACAATGCTTCTAAATGGTCATGATTCAAAGATACATACGGATTCTTATAATTCTCAGCATTCAAATATACTTTATGATGGCAAATACTCGCTGGCGCTCCACATCTTTCACAAATATAGTTCTGTTTAGCCATATAGCTGTTTTTGCACTTAATCCATTTAGTAGACTTATAAAATGATGTTGGAATACTCCTAGCTATCATAATCACGTCCTAATGCAGTCAAAGAAACCAATAAACTATCGATGGTGCGCTTTAAACGCTCGCTGTCCTGTGTCTGTGGGTCAAACCATAACTGCAATATAAACTTTGCTGTCGTCTGTGCTAATGGTTGCACTGGTTCATCTAACCAATCACGCCCAGTAGTGATATACAAGTAATTAGGTATTGCCTCAATAAGTGGTTCGATAATCTCATCATTGTAATCACCATCTATCCGTAAAGCGTTACGTGCTTCTTCAATTGTTATGATCATATATTTCACTTCCTTTTTTTACATGTGGACCACGGTCCATATGATGTTTCTTTTACACCGTTCTGGTCCGTGGACCATATCGGTTAATGTTTTGTATTCCGTTCCGGTCCTTGGTCCGTAACGGTACTTATGAATAAAGGACACCAGCTAATCACTGATGCCCTCAATGTTTTAAACTCCTAAATCAGGTGACTCGCTAGATAATTTAACAAACGCTTCATCTACTAATACACGAGTATCTGCTACCGCCATAGCTCGATAGTCAATCAATCCTGAACGGAATGATGATTCACGTGAGCTTTCTAACATAATACCTTGAGGCAAGTTGTAACCTACATAATTGAAGTCACCGAGAATGATTGTGCCATCTTCGATATTGTCATCAATGATAACTGGCTTACCGAAGATATAGCCCACATTCTCACGCTGTGCATCTTGTACGAAGATTGGTCGTTTGTTGCCATCTTCAACGCCATATACTGTGTTGTATAACGTAGCATTACTCATGGCAAACTTAGCATTTTGTGCGTAGCCTCGTTTTAATAATCCTAATGCTTTTGTGAAGTCCGTATATTTACCTGATAACGTTAAGCTGTTTGATTCGTCCCAGCTCACACCTTTTAAGATACCTTGACCTTGTCCTGAACCTGTACCATTGATTAATGCGTACTCAATAGCTTCTACAACACAGTTTGTTAATTCTTCTACAAGGTAAGATTCAAACGCTGAAATACTCATCGTCTTAGCTTTAACTGAGATACTAAAGATTTTAATAATCTCGTTAGCCTCAAATTTAACTGCAGTTGTAACGGCTTTGTCTGGCTCAACCTCTGCGCCTTCTACATGCCATTCAGCTCGTTCTTGTGGCGTACCAATAGGAATGCGAATTTTAGTCGGCATATTGAATGAGCGTACATTTGCAAGTAATCCCCCTTGCGTTTTAGCACGACGAATCACTTCATTAAGTGTTTGTTCGGGAATAACCGCCGATGCGTCTGATGAAGAAGTAAAACCAGTTGCACGATTTTCAACACGTTGTTGTTCCATAGCGTTATTAAATGAGCGTTGTTCCACATCTGATAATTCCTTACCTAACATTTTTTTAAAGAATGCTGAACGGTATTCCTCTGTACCGAATACATTATTGTTTTGAATTTCATTACTTTGTTTAAATTGTTGTCCTGTAATAGGATTGTATGAACGATTTTCCACTTGTTGATTCTCCTTTTCTTTAATATTTTCTTTAGCTTGATTTAAGCCTTCAATCTCGATATTTAACTTTGTTACATCTGCCTCTGGGTCATTTTCGATTGTGCCTCTAATTTCTCCAGCACGCGTTTCAATATCTTCAAGTGTTGCATTACGATAATGATTAAATGCTTCTTGTACTGTATTAAACATTTTATTTAATCTCCTTTGATTGTAATTTGTTCAAACCGATTAAGGCTTGTTGTCTTGCTTGATGTTTAAGTTCTGCCTCTTGAATTTGTTGTCGTGCCTCTACACTCGCCTCAGCATATGCAGGATAATTCACAACACTAAACTCAAGGACTTTGTCTATCTTAGTAATAGTTCGTGTACGTGTATTCACATCATATTGACTACCGTCAGATACTGTGAAACCGAAACTCATGCCTGAGAGGTCGCCCCGTTTTACTGCCGTATAAACAGAGCGTGCTTCTTCCGTATCTGGTAAGGTAGCCCTAAAATGCATACCTACATCATCAGTCCATATATCCATTGTCTTAGGTGATTTTGCTAATGGGATACGATTCATATCATGTGACACTAAAAGTCGTGTGTCATTAAGTTTCAAACCATCTAGCGCATTACGTTTAATAATTTCAGTATATGAACCTGTTGGCGTATTAATAAGTGCGGGTTTATCAAATACAATTGCTGTACCTTCAAGAACCATTTCGTTACTTTGGGTATCTGTCTGTATATCAGCACTTCTAATTTCCTTCATCTGTTTTAACCTCCTTGTCCGCCATTTGATAATTCTTTGCTAGCGTTTTTTCAATATAGTTCAAACTTTGTATGCGTTCATCTCCATCTTCAACATGAGGCAAGTTCATTAAGTCACGTGCCTCATTAATGGTTAGTAATCCGAGTGGCAACAATTCTTTGATAATCGTTGATTTCGATTGATTACTTGCATACTGTAATTTTGATGATTCATATATAATGCGATTACTAAATGATTGCTCACGTTCAGTAAAAATCTTTTCGGTAAGCTCTGAGGATAACTGAATGGCAAAGGGTTCAATCACAGATTCAAAGAACGCCTGCCATGTGTTTTCATCATATTTACCCGTCACAATAGCTTCATTGATACCTAGATAGTCATATATCTTCTTCTTAACAACTTCCATTTGTGATGTGTCAATCTGCACATCTGACGTTTTTAATGGAATGTATTCAAGCATGGCATCTAAAGGAACAACGCCACCGTTGTTTGACATAGATAAATAATTTCTCGTGAAATCTTCTTTTGCCTCTTTTAGCTTACTAGGACTCAATGCCTGATTGTATTTCAAAATACCTCTGATTTGAGCAGAATTCTTAATCGCCTCAGTCATACCTAAGTTTTGCGTATAGGCGAGTTGTAACGTATTCATGATCGCATCGTTATTGTCGCCTAGTAATTCATTAGAGTTGAAGTGTCGACGTAATAACGCAATTTCTGAAATGTGGAAATGAACGATTTCGCCATCATTGAATAAAAATTTAAGATACATTTCGCCTGCACCATCAACCACGTATTCAACACTACTTGGCGTTAACGGATATAAACTTTTCAAGTTGCCTTTATCGTCCTTTTGTACAAGGATAAATGCGTTATTAAATAAGTAATATTGCGTGGCCACTTTATAGAGAAAGTCATAACCACTCATATATGGATTGGGCCTATTTTGTAAAATTCTGTTAATTTTATAGTTATTGAAGTCTTTTGTATTGTTTACATGCTTACCTGATAACTTCGCAATATGGCGTGCAATAGTATCTACTGCACTACGATATATATCATTTGAATATGCGTCACCTGAAAACTGCGATAACGACTTAAAGCCACCTGTGAGCATTTCAAACTGTTGTGCAGTCGTTTGCTCAAACTTATCAAGTCCTAGCATCTTATTAATCCACTTCGGCACTTTGTCACCTACTTTATAGAATGTTTGTTCGTTTGATAAGTACATACGTTCGTTTTATACACCTAAATTATACCACACTAGGGTATATAAAGCTAGTTGTGGTAAGGGTTTAACTATAATTCAACTTTATTAACAATACAATTTTCACATGCTAACTCTAATGTTTTACCTTCTGCCATTTTACTTATATCATTTCGCAATTCATCATAATCAGAAGAGTATAATGTACCGAAAGCTACACGATAATTTGTAGTGAATTTCATAATTGTATAATGCCCGTCGTAAAATTGATTAGCATATTCTTCTAGTAGTTCAAATTTTGATTTCTTCATATTATTTTCTTCCTTTACTTATATATTTTAGATAATTTTTCACTCTTGCAAGAACCAATTCAAAATCGCCTTGTGCGATTAATTTATAGCTAGTACGTTTATTTGTATTAGGTATATAACTCTCACGCCATGCTACCCACTGACCTTTTACAAATTCCACATAAACACTAGATGCACGACTTATTGAACGGAAATAAATTTCATTAGATATACCTGTTATTAAACCAATTCTTTCAGCTTGTTCATCTAAATCATAATCATAATTAACGGCTTGCACTTCTAACAGTCGCCTCCCACTCTCTCTCGGTTATTACATCACCGTTTTTATTATCTCCTATTAATATCCTTAAAGGATCTATATCAACGTTACATTGCACGGCATAACTAACTGCTTTATATAGGTCATCATTTCTGTATTCACTTGTACAGTCTACTATTCTTTGATAAGCGCGTTTACCCTCTCCGCCTTTACCATTAGCTAAATGCTCAAAGTTGTTATTTGGTAACACGTTTTTTACTGAATAAGGTTCAAGTGTTTGTTGCGTGTAATTGCCATGAGTTGAAAAAATACGTTTCTCAAAATCTCCTTCGTATTCTTTAACTTTTATCCCGTTATGTTTATACTTTCCTTTTAATGTCCGACTGCCTGCAAGCACAAAATAATTATTGCGATGTGCTTTTATATCAACTGACGGTAAATATCCTATCTTCTGAGTGTATTCAATCCCTTTACGTTTTCTGAATATAATATGTTTGCCACCACTCGGCGTGTTTTGTACAAGGGTATTTTGTGCATTAGTTACAATCTCATCATAATAAGGAATGTACTTAATGCTTTCGTAGCCGTCTTTACCTTCTTCGTGATTAATATCAATATCGATACACCACACCTCTCTTGTAAGGGCTCCTAACACATGAGTGTAGTGATATAAATATTTGTGTTGTTCAATAAAATCATCAGTTATAACAACATCTGCAAACGTAACACTAGGCTTTTTATATTTGTTGAGCGGTATAACTTGAATATTCTTTTTTAATAATTGCTTTGCAACATGATAACCTGACAATGAACATCACTCCTTTATAAAATCGGTCACCATCATCACCGTTTTTTTATCTATTAGAACGTTTTCAAATTTAAATATTTATTCATTAGCTAAAATAATGGTGATAATGGTGACTTGCTTATATATCAACTGATTTAATGGTGTCTATGTTGGTGTCTTAATGGTGCCGGTCACCTTTATTCAATCAACACATGTGCCATATCAAATAGTTCTTGGTTTCCGATTTTAAATGCTTTGTATGTTTTACCTTCAATTTTTACATCTTGTCTTGTTGCTACACCTATTCTTTTCATATCTTGCTGTGCTTTTTTAAATTTCATATTTTTATAATCTTCTTGAATAAAACGCTGTAATGTTTCATCACCAGCAAGGATAAAACCTTGTTCCTTAAGCACCTTCAGCATAATAACTTGCGTTTCAGTCAATTCATCTTCACTAAAATAATGTTTTAATGTGACATCGTTAAACTTGAAATCACCGCCAATTGATTTAAGGTGATCTAAACTTGCAATTAGAAATGAAATAGCAGAAGCCACTGAACATTTGTCATTAGGTTTAACAAAATTCCAATACGGTTCAAAAACTTTGTATCGTTCCTCGTCTGTTTCGTGTATCGGTCTATCTTTAAGAGAAATTTTGACTGTACGTGTCGTGTTTGCGGTAATCTCTCCAGTATCTACGTTTTCATTTGTATCTAGCACCAGAACAGATTTGTTTCTAAAAGTAAATGCGTTTCTACCAATTCCACGACCAGATATAATTTCACCTGTAGCTATTTTTCTTAATATACGCATCATAGGTTTAGTGATTTCACCCGTTTCATTTGCGTGTGCTAAGTCTGCACCATAGAAACTCATCCACTCATTCGCTGATTCAAATCCACCCGCAATAAGACTATCAAAATTAACCTTATTCACTTTTAGCAACTCATTGAATGTTTCCATAAGCAAGCCTTTTCCTGAACGTCCAAAATCTTTCATCAAGAACCATTTTTCAGCTTGAACTAATTTCATTTTTCGAAATATCACATAGGCATGCAAAAGCATAAGATTATTCTTACTTTTGTTATTTTCGGTAACTAGATTGAAAAACATTTTTGGAATTTCAGTATCAATATCTGATAAATTCACATCATATTTGAGTATGAACAACTCATTTTCATCAAGTTGTCTTTCGTTCAATTCAAGATTTCGACAATCATATATAAAATCATTCCCAGCAAATGCAAAAGGGTATATTTTGTAATTGTGTGTTTCTCCTAAATGCTCTCGATACAACTCAAACATTACTTCAATAAAATCATTGATCTGATGTTTATTGTCAACTGGATATTCAAGCGCAAAATTTGTTTCATCAATAGCAATGTATTTATTTTTCTTAACAATCAAAAATTGTTCCAACTCATTTGAGTAAATAACTTTCTCAGAAATTAAGTCAGCGATGAACTTTGCGTAATTATTGAATTTATCAGCCTTAAAACGTGCTGTTTCTTCTTCGTTCTCAGTTTTCACGAAAACTGTACCGTAAATCATTCCTAATTCACGCGGTATTATGGTATAATCTAAAGTAAGATTACTTATATAATCGCCTGCTACATCATCTTTTTTTCTGTGGTAAAGGTTACCTTTATTATCAAAAATTTGTTTTTCAGTAGAGATAGAAGCGAAATTAATTCGCTTACTAATCTCTTTAATTCTTGACAAGTTTGCTGTATTTACATAATCTAGTTTTGAATGAAACTCTAAATGTTTTTTGTATAGTTCAACTTCATTCATATAATCAACCTCGCTTTTATGTTATTATTTGATTGAGTATTTAATTAAATACTTCGTTCTATGCGTTATCAGTTCTGTCGCCAAACTTCGCTGATGACGCTTTTTCTATTTCATTTAATCGCTTAATAAGTTCCTCGAATTCTTTTAAGTAGTAATGCATTAGATCGAATGTTTGTTGATGTTGTATACGTGCCTCATCATAGCCGTATGCATATGTCATCAATTCACTTTTTGTTGCTGGGCTTTTCTCGAATTTGAACATATCATCACCGAACCACGTGTGCGTTGTTAAAAGAAAATCATATTTCTGTTTTAATACTTCTAAATCTGATTTCAAATCTGATAATTCCCAGTTCATTATGCGTTTTCCTCCACTTCGATATTTCCTGCAATATAATCTAATGCCCACTCTAAAATTCCAATCACATGACCTTCACGATCTGTAGTATGTTTATGTTCACCTGAAATATCTGTGACGGTATAGTAATAAATTTCGTCATCTTCTTCTATAACATCACTTAACTTCATAGTAACTTCGTCAAGAATAGAAAATGCTTCATCATCAAAATCTAATTCTGCAAGAATGTTGAACAATTCTTTATGAACTAATTTCAGAATGTGTTCATAAAATTCTGTATCATTATATTTATAATCAGTAATTGAATGAAATCTGTCTTTAGCTGATAAGAAAACTTCTTTATCCTTCTCATCTAATACTTTTTCAATCACTTTAACTACTTTCGACAAATAATATCTTTGCTTAATTTTCATCTTAACTACCTACCTTTTTCTTATTTTTGATTTCTGTAATACGTGCTAAATCCATTTCTAACACTGCAATTTGAACATCGTTATTCACTTCAGGAAAGTTTTGTTCAAATACTTGTGGTGATACATTTAAAAGCAAGTTATGATTTGTATCCTTGATGTTGTACCAGCCGAGAATCGTCTTTGTAATAATCACTTGTTGTTTCATTTTTTATCCTCCTTATTGTGCAATTGGAAATTCAGTTGAGAATAGTTGCTCAATTGGAATGCCATACATCTCACTTAATTTCTGTGCTTCTGGTAGAGTCCAATTGGCTTTTCCTAGCTCTTTTAGACTAAGTCTTTGTGGTGATAAATTTAATTTCTTAGCTACATAGTTTTGAGTGTGCCCGTGTTCCTTTCGTGTGATATACAATACTGGATAATGAATTTTTGTCATTTTAGTTTTCCTCCTTCGAACCTTCTGACATATATAGTTGTCTCTAAACCCTATGCATGCATTATAAACTTGTCAAAACAACTTTGTCAACTATAGTTATATTATTATTTTTAAAATGACATGTTTATATGGTATATTATTTGTAAAAGGGAGGGAAAGTAATGTTGCACTTTAATTTAAAGACATACCTAAAAAATAAAGGCATGACTATAAGTGAATTAAGTGAGTTAACAGGTATATCTAGAAATTCACTAGGTCTATTGGTAAATGGTAGAAGTAGAGGGATTCAATTTGATACTTTAGAAAAGATATCCCGAGTAATTGATGTTAGTATCAATGAGTTATTTACAATTTCATTTGATGAAATTCAAATACGCACTGTTCTAAATAATGTTCGTAGTTCGGATATAGGTATAAATAGCAGAGCCACATATGATGATAAAATTTTAATTTGTTCAATTGACATAGATGGAAAAGTTTACGATTTTTATTTTCCTTATGTTATTAGTATAAAGATGAATGTCTTAAAAACTGCAGAATCTGAGTTACATATAAAATTACATATCACAGAATATGAATTTTACAGATTATTT